CTACGGAGTTACACAAACCTATACCGAAAAGGCATGAAAAAGAGACAGGATAACGCGATTTACGCGTACTACCAGGGCATTAAGGCCGGGCAATATACCGTTTCAAAGTGGGTCCGCCTGATTTACGAGCGGCTTATACACGGCCTGGAAGCGAAAGAATATTTTTTTGATCAGAGAAAGGCCAATGCTGCGCTTGAGTGGATGGAAGCACACTGTTACCACACAGAGGGACCGCTTGCACCCGGAGCCGTGACGCTGGAGCTTTGGCAGGCCGCCCTTGTATCCGCGGTTTTTGGAATTGTAGACGAGGACGGAAACCGGCAGTTTCGCGAGGTCGTCCTTCTGGTTGCTAGAAAGAACGGCAAAACGAAGCTTGCGGCCATGATTGCCGCGTACCTGTGGCGGCTTGAGGGCGGATTCGGATCCAGAGTGTTCTGTACTGCTCCGAAGCTGGAGCAGGCCGACCTTGTCTATAACGATATTTGGACAATGACAACGCTAGATCCCGAGTGGAGAAAGATGCGCGAGGAGCTGAAGCAGACGGACGCACGGGGGCGGCTTGTCAATGACGACTCAGCGCTACCCAGGCATCGGCAGACGGACTTAATCATCCCGGCGACCAATTCGACGGTGAAAAAAATAGCCTTCTCCGCCAAGAAGTCCGATGGGTTCAACCCTTCCCTCGCGATCTGCGACGAGGTGGCCGCATGGCAGGGTGACGCGGGGCTGAAACAATACGAGGTTATGAAGTCCGGCATGGGCGCAAGGCCGGAGGGGATCCTGTTATCTTGCACAACAGCCGGTTATGTATCCGACGGTATTTATGACGAACTGATCAAACGGTCAACTCGTTTTTTGCTGGGCGATTCCAAAGAGAAAAAGCTTCTGCCGATCCTGTATATGATCGACGACATAGAGAAGTGGAACGACATCAACGAGCTAAGGAAGAGCAATCCTAACTTAGGCGTTTCGGTCTCAGTCGATTATATGCTCGAAGAAATCGCCATAGCCGAAGGGAGCTTGTCGAAAAAAGCGGAGTTCCTGACGAAATACGCGAACATCAAGCAGAACAGTTCCCTCGCATGGCTGGACGCTCCGACCATCGAGCGCAGCTCCGGAGAGCCGCTAAGCCTCGAAGACTTCCGTGGTTCCTACTGCGTGGGCGGCATCGACCTGTCGAGAACGACAGACCTTACGGCCTGCACGGCAGTTATTGAGAGGGGCGGAGAGTTGTATGTGTTCGCGCAGTTCTACCTGCCGTCAGAACGCATCGACGAGGCGGCGCAGATGGACGGCGTGCCTTACGGCCTGTACGTCCAAAGGGGCTTTCTAAAACCTTCCGGCGACAACTTCATTGATTACAAAGATTGCTTCGAATGGTTCCGCCAGCTCGTCGAGGATTACGAAATATACCCTCTGCAAGTGGGCTATGATCGCTACTCGGCGCAGTACCTTGTTAACGACATGAAGGAATACGGCTTCCACATGGATGACGTTTTCCAGGGCACGAACTTGTACCCGGTTATTCAGGAATTTGAAGGCCTGATCAAGGACGGCAAAATACACATTGGCGACAACGATTTATTAAAGATTCACTTATACAATGCGGCGGTCAAGCTCGATACCGAGCGCAACAGGGGCAAGCTTGCGAAGATTAACCCGACCGCGCACATAGACGGCACGGCGGCCCTGCTGGACGCCATGACCGTTCGGCAGAAGTGGTATGGCGAAATCGGCGAACAGTTAAAAAACGAGGTTTAAACATGGGACTTTTTGACCGAATTTTTAGGCCCGGCAAGGCCAAAGAATCAGAGGCGGCGCTGGCGGAGGCGCGGGGGTATTTTTCGACGCTTACGGCATATACTCCCGTCTTTACGAGCTGGGGCGGCTGCATTTATGAGTCTGAGGTTGTGAGGGCGGCTATTGATGCCAGAGCGCGGCACATCTCGAAACTAAAAATCGAACCCTACGGAAGCGCGAAGCCTTCGCTACAGGCGCACCTGCGGCTCGGAATGAATCAGTTCATGACCAACTCACAGTTTTTGTACCGTCTCAGCACGATTTTGGACATTAACAATACGGCGTTTGTCGTGCCGGTGTTTGATGCGAACATGATTATCACGGGCTATTATCCCGTCTTGCCCATGCGCTGCGAAATTATTGAATACAAGGGCGTTCCATGGCTCCGCTACCAGTTCACCAACGGAAAGATAGCCGCCGTCGAACTGGATGTCTGCGCGATCATGACGAAACACCAGTATCAAAAGGATTTCTTCGGCGATACTAACGCGCTGAACGAAACAATGCAGCTCATGCACCTTCAGAGCGAGGGGCTGAAGGAAGCGGTTAAGAATTCCAATACATTCCGTTTCATGGCTCAGCTGAATAACTTCACGAAGCCCGAAGACTTGGCGAAGGAGCGCGAACGGTTCACCTCGCTGAACCTGTCCGAGGACGCAAGGGGCGGCGGTATGCTGCTATTCCCAAACAATTACACAAACATAAAGCAGATAGACGCGCGGCCCTATACCGTGGACGCGGAGCAGATGCACATTATCCGCGAGAACGTCTATAACTATTTCGGCGTCAACGAGGACGTCATGCAGAACAAAGCCAAGGGCGAACAGCTGGAGGCCTTTTATGATGGGGCCATTGAACCCTTCGCTATCCAGTTTTCGGAGGCCATGACCAAGGCGGCCTTTTCGGAGCGCGAGAGGGCGCAGGGATCCGGCATCATTGCGACGGCCTCGCGGCTCCAGTACATGACCACCTCGCAGAAGGTGCAAATGGCTAAGGAGTTAGGGGACCGCGGCGCGATTCTGATTGACGAAATCCGCGAGCTGTTCAATTATGCGCCGCTTCCGGACGGAGCTGGGCAGGTCGCGCCCATCAGAGGAGAGTACAAAGCAACGGAGGAACTGGCAAATGATCAAGAGTGATAGAGAGTACAGAAACTTAACACTGAGCGCGGCAGAAGGTGAGGAGAAAGTCGTAACCGGTTATGCCTCCACCTTCAATGAGCCGTACACCCTTTACGAAGATGATGAATACATCATTCGCGAACAGGTGGACGCGGACGCCTTCCGGAATACTGACATGAACGACGTAATCATGCAGTACGACCACCAGGGGCGCGTCTTCGCACGTAAGAGCAACGGAACCCTTGAAGTCCTGCCGGACGATAAAGGGCTGTTGATAAATGCGACTCTCGGAGGAACCGAGCTGGGACGCCAGCTCTACGAAGAGATACGCGGCGGCTATACGAACAAGATGAGCTTTGGTTTTACCGTGGAAGATGACGACCGCCTCGAAACAAAAGAGGGCGGAAAAACCGTCGTCCTGCGAACCATCAAGGCTGTTCGTAAGCTGTACGACGTTTCGGCGGTTTCACTGCCTGCCAATGACGCTACGTCAATTAGCGTTAGATCCTTCTCTGACGGAGTGATCGAGGAGGTACGAGCGGAGCGACTCGCGGCGGAGGCTTTGGAGCTGGAGAGACGGAAGGCGCTTATCAAGGCGCGAATCTTAGGAGGTACAAAATGACCAGAGAAGAAATCATGAAGCTTGACCTTGAGCAGATCGAGGCCAGAGGCAAAGAGCTTGCCGCCCAGATCGCAGAGGCGGACAAGGAGAAGCTGGACGCTATCCAGGCTGAACTTGACGCCATGGAGGAGCGCAAGGCTCAGATCCGCGAGGATATCGAGCAGAGAAAAAAGGACATGGCCGCAGTGATCAGCGCTAAGTCCGCACCCATCGAAGAACCCGAAGACAGAAAAGGAGAAACAAAAATGGAAACCAGAGACACCAAAGAATACATCGACGCATTCGCGAAATATGTCAAGACCGGCGACGCGACCGAGTGCCGCGCCCTGCTGACCGAGAATGTTGGCGCAACAGGCACCGTTGCGGTCCCCACTTTTGTCGGCGAGATCGTTGCTAAGAGACTGGAGGCTTCGAAGATCCTGGCGCGTGTCCGCAAAATGAGCGCGGGCGGAAATGTCAAGGTCGGCTTCGAGATCAGCGCACCGGCCGCGGCTGTCCACACTGAAGGCGGCAACGCGATCGCAGAGGAGGCGCTTGCTCTGGGTATCGTCACCCTTGTCCCGAAGACCTACAAGAAGTGGGTTGCCATCTCTGACGAAGCACTTGACGCAATGAGCGGCGAGGCTTATCTGCGTTACATTTACGACGAGGTTGCCCGCGGCATCGTTAAGGCTGAGGAGAATGCGGTTGTTGCGAAGATCCTTGCAGCTCCGCAGACCGCAGACGCTACGCATCCGGCTGTCGCAAAGACCGGCTCCGCAGCTGGTGCGATTGCTGACTTTGTCAACGCCCGCGCTCTGCTGTCTTCCGCAGCTGAGGATCTGGTTATTATCTGCACACCCGCGCAGTATGCAACCTACAGAGCGCTCCAGCTTGGTGCGGCTTATGGCGTTGATCCGTTCGACGGTCTGGAAGTCCTGTTCAACGATACCGTGACCGCTCCGATCATCGGCGACCTGTCCGGCGTTCTGATGAACACCCCGAAGGGCGAAGCCGTCCAGATCAAGTATGACGACATGACCCGGAAGAAAGAGGATATGGTCGAAATTCTTGGCCGTCATCCGGCTGCTATCGAGGTCGTCGGCAATCTGTTCTTTGCCAAGGTGGCCGAATGATGAGGGTCGAAATCCTGCGTGATGCCTTCATTAAATACCACAAGGGCGCGGTCGTCGAGGTCTCCGAAGAGGAGGCCCGGCGGCTGATCGCGTTCGGTAACGCAAAAGAAGCCCAGCAGGAAAAGAAGGCGCGGAAAAAGTGAGGTAACTAATGATGCTTGACAAGGTGAAAATGGCCCTGCGGATCACGACGGACGCCTTCAATTCGGAGTTGACGGACCTGATCGAGGCGGCAAAGCTCGACATGGGGATTGCCGGCGTTGAAGTCCCGAACACCCTTGATGAACTTGTAGGCCGTGCGGTGATTACCTACTGCAAAATGTCCTTCGGTCTGCCCGAAGATTACGACAAGCTCAAAAAGTCATATGACGAGCAGAAAGCGCAGTTAATGACCGCGACAGGGTACACTGACTGGTTAGGCGGTGGTGCTTGTGTATGATTCGATTGCTACCCTCTACGGGGCCTCTACTGCCTCTTATGATGCTTACGGCAACGAGGTATTGACGAGGACACAACGCACGGTTTACGTGATGCCCAGAGGGGTCTACAATGCGGAGTTCTACAACGCGGCGCAGGCCGGCCTTCATCCGTCTATTACGTTTGTTCTAGCCAACAGAGCGGACTACAACGGCGAGAAGCTCATAGAGTTCGAGGGGACCATGTACAACGTGATCAGGACGGACTGGACGGCCCAGAGGGACAGCATCGCGCTTGTGTGTGAGGAGCGTGTTAATTATGGGCAAGAGTAACGAGGTTTCTGTGCAGCTTCACGAAATTATGCAGGATGTCAGCAAAGGAGCGGAGGAAGCACTCCGGAAAGCAATTTCCGAGACTGCAAAGGAAGCTGTGCAGAAGCTCAAAAGCTCATCTCCAAAACGGCCGGGCGGCGGAGACTATGCCGCCGGTTGGGCGGTCAAAAAAGATGGCAAGACGGACGCCATCGTGCATAACAAGGTATACCGACTTACCCACTTGCTTGAAAACGGTCATGTCTCCAGAAATCAATACGGGACATACGGCCGCGTTCCTGCATATCCTCACATAAAGCCCGTTGAAGAGTGGGCCAATGAGGAGGCCGTCAGGAAGACGATGGAGGGCCTAAATGACAATCTTTGAATGCTTACAAAACACCGGCCTACCGTGCGCTTATTCGCATTTCAAGACCAAGCAGGAGCCGCCATATATCGTGTACATAGGCAGCGGCCAGAACGTCCTGAACGGCGACAACACGCACTATTGGCGCGAAAACACCTATCAAGTTGAATATTACTTCAAGGCGAAAAACGAGGCGAACGAGGCCGCTATTGAGGACGCGCTCCTCTCTGGCGGCTTTGTTTATGAGAAATCGGAAGACATCTTCATCGAAGAGCAGGGCGTTTTCCTGATTTATTACTACTGTTAAGGAGTTGAGACAATGGCGAATAAGGTTGAATTTGGAATTAGTAACCTTCACGTCGGAACCTATACCGTCGCCGATGGAGTTGTAACGCTCGGTACTCCGTACCACCAGGCGGGAGCTGTATCCTTTTCTCCGGAAGAGAATTCGGAGCAGAATACCTTTTATGCGGATAATATCGCGTATTGGTCCGGATATTCCGGCGGATCCATCGAGGGCGACCTTGAGGTCGCTATGTTTGATGATGCATTCAAAACGCAGTTTTTGGGGTATGTAACCTTGACCAACGGCGGCCTTGCGAATGTCAAGAACGCGACCAAGCCGAATGTGTATATTGCATTCCAGGTCGAAGGCGACGCAGAGAGCCGCAGGGTGATTCTGTACAACTGCGCTTTGGGCGCGATCACTCGCGAGTATTCCACGATCGAGGAGAGCAAGGAGCCGGCAACAGAGACGATCAGCGTCACCTGCACCGGCGACAATGCGACCGGCGTCACGATGGCGACCCTCAAGCCTGCCGATACAGGCTATGCAACGCTGTTCACCGCTCCGACCGCTCCGGCGATTCAAGAGGGTTAAGAAATTTGGGCGCTCTACGGGGCGCCCTTTTTTACGAGGAAAGGATCAGAAAAAACATGGAAAAAACGTTAACTATCGGCGGAAAAGACGTCCGCCTTTCTAACAATCTTGTGTGGGCGATGATTTACCGCGATCAGTTCGGGCGCGACATCGTCCCGGCGCTTACACCGCTTCTGGCGGCGGTTCTTGATGTCGTTTCCGGGTTTGTTCAGGAGTCGGGCGGAACTATCACGGCGGCGGACGCCCTGAAAGCTCTGAACGGCGACACGCTCATTGATGCCGTCGCACATCTGAGCGGCTTTGAGAGCGTCGAAATTATCAACGTAACCTGGGCGATGGCCAAGGCCTGCAATGATGACCTGCCGGAACCTGAGCGCTGGATCCGGGGCTTTGACAGTTTCCCCCTCGACGTTGTCGTGCCGGAAGTGTTTTCCCTGGCGTTCCAGGGCATGGTAAGCGAAAAAAACTTGCGGAGGCTGAAGAGCCTGCTAAAAAGCGTAAAGGCAAAGCAGACGATTCGGCCGTTGAACTCGAAGAAATCATCCTCGCAGGAACAGAACGAGGACTGACGTTAAGCGACATGAAAAAAATGCAGATAGGTCATGTAGTGGACTACTGCATTAGCTATAACAACCGCCAGAAGGCGGCTGAGAAGGCGCAGAAACAGGCAGAAAAGGGAACGCGGCGCAAGGCCACGCAGGCCGATATTGCGGCGTTCTTTGGGTGATTATATGGCCGGAACTGTTAAAGGTATTACCATTGAATTCCGCGGCGATACGACCAAGCTGGATAAGGCAATCCGAGACGTCAACAAAGAGACGCGCGGCCTTGACAGCGAATTAAAAGACGTCAACCGCGCTCTGAAATTCAATCCGAAAAATATTGACCTGTGGCGGCAAAAACAGCAGCTACTGACCGAAAAGGTACAGAAGACCAAGGAGAAACTCGACCTGCTAAAGAAGGCACAGGCAAAGCTTGACGCTGACGGAGTT